CTGGCCGAGGCGAAGTCTCATCTACGCGTCGAGGTCGCGGACGACGACACTTTGATTCAGTCGTACATTGACGCGGCGACGGTGATGGCCGAAGAGTTCCTTCGGCGTCGGCTGATCACGCAGACGTGGAGGATCTTCCTCGACGGATTCCCCCAGGGAAACGGCGCGATCGTTGTCCCGTACTCTCCACTCGTCTCGATCTCGGGGTTCAGCTACAAGGATCCGACGACCGGCGCTGACACCCCAGTCTCCGGATCTGTTTACTCGGTCGAGGCTCCGAACGGACCGAACCCGGCCCGAGGTCGAATCGTGCTCGGGTTCGACCAGCAATGGCCGACTCCACGGGATCAGGCGAACGCCGTGCAGTTCGACGCGGTCGTCGGCTACGGCGCGGCGTCATCGGTACCGGCGGCGATCAGGTCCGCGATACTTCTTCTCGTGGGGAACCTGTACGCGAACCGGGAATCGGTCGTGACTGGCATCAGCGCGTCGAAGCTTCCGATGTCGGCGGAGTTCCTTCTCTCGCCCTTTAGGTTGTTCGAGTTCCAGTAGTCAACCAGGAGGCTTTTCGATGGCCGATCCATTCCCATCTCAGGCTCCATCTCTTATCGGACCGATCGAGAATGGTTTCTCCGTCACTCCGTCTGACGGATCGGATCAACCGCAGGTTTCACGCGCCATCTGGGTCGGCGGTGCGGGAAACCTCTCAGTGGTGACGCGCGGCGGAGACACGATCACTTTCGTGGGCGTCCCGTCTGGCACGTTGATTCCGATCCGCGCGAAACGGATCCGATCGACCGGAACGACCGCGACGAGCATCGTCGCGTTGTACTAGGTGACCGATGGGCGTCAAGTCCGGCCAACTCGATCGGCGGATCCGGCTCCAACGCCCAGCGACGACGACGAACGAGTACGGCGAAGAGATCGTCTCATTCGTCGACGAGGCGACGGTGTGGGCGAGGCTTCTTCCGTTTCCCGGGAAAGAGGAGTTCGTCCCGTCGGACGGCCACTCCGCGAAACAACCGACGATCTTCGAGATCCGTTTCTTGAAGAACATCGGTCCGAAGTGGAGGGTCGTGTACGACGGCTCGGAGTACGAAGTCGAGGACGTCGGGGAGATCGGCAACCGGCGCGAGTCCCTTCGGCTCGTCTGCTACGCGAGGAACGTCGTCTCGGGGAACCAATAGCGACATGCCTTCGGTCAACGACAAGATCGTCCTCAACTTCCGCGACGTGCGGAAGAGACTCGAAGACCTCCCGAAGAAGGTCGTCTCGAAGGTCGTCCGTCGCGCGATCTATGCCGGAGCAACAGTTATCCGAGACGCGGCCCGCGAGAAGGTTCCCGTCGAAACCGGCGCGCTGAAGAAGTCGATCGTCGCGAAGGCGAACACGAAGAGAGGCGGGGAGATTTCAGCGTCCGTCGGGGTCGCGAAGAAGAGGTTCGTCAAGGGGAAGAGGGCGGGGCGGTATCCTCGTCGATACGCTCACCTCGTTGAGTTCGGCACTGCGCACTCCGCGCCGAAGCCGTTTCTCCGGCCAGCGATGGATACGCGGATAGACGCTGTCATTGAGGCGACGAGGCGGAAGATGGTCGAGGGAATCGACCAGGAGTCGAGGCGATGATCGAACAGGCGATCGCGAAACTCGTCTCCGACGGCGGGAAGGTCGCTGGTGGAATCTTTCCGGTCGTCAAGCCCCAGGACGCTTCAACGTTCCCTCTGGTCGTCTACGACCGGATCTCGACGGAGCGCCCGCACTCTCACTCGGCACGGTCCTCGGGACTCGGGATCGCGAGGATTCAACTCCGGACGTGGGCGAAGACCTACGCGGACGCGAAGGCTGTCTCGGACGAACTCCGGAAGTTGCTCGATGGGTATGTCGGGACGGTCGTCACCCGGTCTGGCTCGTTCGAAATCCAGGCGATTCTTTGTGAAGACGACCGCGACGACTACGACGAGGAGACGAAGCTCTTCGGCAACCAGCTGGACGTCCGCGTCTGGTACACGGAGGTTGTGCCGGGATAGACTTGTCGTGGTCCGTACACACCCAGGAGGAACCTGCAATGGCTGCAACTAATGCTCGATCCGGATTCGGCGCTCTCTTGAAGCGGGGCGACGGCGGCAACGTGGAAGTCTTCACGACGATCGGCGAGGTCGTCAACATCGGCGCGATCGAGACGGGGCTCGACACGGTCGAGGCGACTCACATGGAGTCACCGTCGGCGCACAAGGAGTGGATCCCGACGCTGCTTGACGCGAAGGAGATCACCGTTGAGTTGAACTATCTTCCTGGCGACACCCAGCAGAACAACCTTCGGTCCGACATGTTCAACAGGACGCTTCGCAACTTCCAGTGCACGATCCCAGGATCGTCGAAGGTCGTCTCGTTCGCGGCGTACGTGACGAACCTCGGTCCGGCGTTCCCGCACGACGGCAAGATGACTCAGACGTTGAACCTCCGCCCGAACGGCGTCGTCACGATCGCCTGATACCGCAACGGCGGTCTCGGCTTTGTAGTTTTGGAAGAAGGAATCCGCGCGTATGTCGAACCAGACCCCAGATTCTTCCGCTCCTCCCCTCTGGCCGCGATGCGAGATCGAACTTGCGAACGGGAGGGTCGTCGTTCTCTTCGGACCGAAGACCCTCGCGTCGATCGAGCGCGAGTCGGGCATGTCCTCGATGCAGTTCGCGGAGAAGTTCTCCGATCCGAAGACTGCTCCTATCTTCGACGTTGGATTGAAGATCATCCTCGGGGCGGTCAAGGCTTCGATCCCAGGTATGACCGAGGATCTTCTCTCGGAGAGGATCATCCCCGGAACGTTCCTTCCGATCGTCCAGCAGATCGCGGAGAAGTGGGGCGAGGCGGTCGGGATGTCGGCGTCTCCGATCGAGGCAGTGGACGCTCCGGCGGACCCTCCGAAGGTCGGCGCGGCTTCTCCGTCGTCGACCTGATCTCGTGGGCGCGTGTTGAAATCGGGATGACCGTCGAAGAGTTCGACGAGACTGATCCCAGGATGATCGCGGCGTACTTCCGCGCGTGGAAGGCGAAGCAGCAGCGAGAGGACTTGCGCGCCGCTATGATCGTCTGTTCGATCGCGAACCTCTTCCGGAGGAAGGGCGACGATCCGATCGAACCCGGTGATATCTTCCCGTCCCTCCCGAAGACACCGCGCGCGAGGACCAAGGAAGAGATCAGGGCGAAGATACTCTCCGCGTTCGGTGTTTCGGAGGACGGTCAATGAGTCGGAGTCTCGGATCCCTCCGGATCGACCTCGTTGCGCTGACCGGAAAGTTCGAGGCGAACTTCCGGTCGGCAACCGGGACTCTCGAAAAGTTCGGGGTCGCGGCGACGAAGATCGGACGGGTGGCGACCGGAGCGTTCGGCGCGATCGCGAAGACGGTCTTCTCCCTCCGCGGCGCTCTGACCGGCATCGTCGCGGCGGTCGGCGCGGCGAAGTTGGCGGCATCGTTCCAGCAAGCATCACTTGCTGTGGCGGACCTCGGGAAGAAGGCGGCAACACTCGGGATCTCTGTCCGTGATCTCTCCGCGTTCCGGTTCGCGGCGAAGGAATCCAACGTCGAGTTCGACACACTCGTCAAGATGCTCGGGAAAGCGTCGAAGAACATCGCGACGTTCGTCGCGACCGGCGCTGGTCCTGCGGCCGACGAACTGCGGCGGCTCGGCGTCAATCTGACGAAAAACGACGGGACTCTTCGCTCGATGGCGGAGATCCTCCCCGAGATTGCGGCGCGTTTCGAGCAGATCTCCGATTCCGGCGAGAAGTTGCGGCTCGCTGATGGGATCTTCGGTCGCGAGGGTGGTCGGCAGTTCGTTCAGTTCCTCGAAGACTCCGGAGGGTTCATGGCGAACCTCGCGGAGCAGACAGAACGTGCGCGGAGGCTCGGCGTCCTCTTTACCGATGAGCAGGTTGATCGGCTGAAGAAGTACAACGACGCGGTGGGGAGGATCTCCGAGGCGTGGCTCGGTTTCCGCGTCAGGATTCTGACAGAGTTCGCTCCATTCCTCGAAGAAATCGCGAACAAGGTCGCGTCGTTCGTCGCGTCGATACCGAGGATCTTCAGGCGTCTCTCCGAGGCGATCGGTGCGTACATCAGATCGGTACTCACGCCGGAGCAGGAACGCGCGATCAACACGATATTCGAATCACTCTCGCGGCTCGTCTCGATCGGCGTGACGTCCCTCTTGAAGTTGGGGTTCGGTCTTCTCGTTGACGGGGTCAAAATCGCGGCGTCGATGGGGTTTCCGATCCTCAAACTTGCGGCGAACACGCTGATCGTCCAGCCGGTCGCGACGGCGCTCGACACGTTGTACGGTCTCGCGGAGTCTCTCTTCCAATGGCTGATCGACTTCGAGAAGAAGATCACTACATGGGCGAGGGGGGTCGCGGCGGACTTGATCGACGTCGTCTCGATGCTGATCGACTCGATAACGACGAAGATCCGCGACGGTCTCGCGTCAGGCGTCTCACTCGCGGCGGCGATCTCACCGGTCGCCGGTGAAGTCGCGCGGGCGTTGTCCAGCCGGGCGGAGGGGACGCTCTCGGTTCTCGACCAGATCTCCGCGTCCGTGCGGGGGATCTCGGCGGCGTTTCGCAGCGTCGGCATCCAAGACAACCCGGTCCTCGTGTGGATCAGGGATGCCGTCAAAGAGCTTCGAAGGTCGACGTCTGAAGGCGCTGATGAGATCACTCGCCAACTCGCCGAGACGACCAAGGAAGACTTCGAGCGGGCGATCAGCGCGGCGACGGCTGGCGGATTTCTCTCGACGAAGATCTTCGCGGAGGAACTCGCGAAGATACGCCCGGAGTTGGCGAAGCTGATCCCGGCGGTCGACTCTCTCCTCGACATTTCCGGCGCGATGAAGGAGACGGCGGTCGACGCGGAGTCGATCAGGAACGCGATCGTGGGGGTCGGGAAGGCGATCAAGTCGACGGTCGAGGACTCTTCCTGGGAGAAGTTCTTCATCGGAATGAAGGAGGCATTTAAGGACCTCTCCGACGAATCGAAGGACTTCGCGAAGCTTGGACGGGAGACATTCGCGGGGTTCGCCCGCAGCATATCGGGGAACCTCGCGACCGCACTCGCGAAGGGCGAGGCGTCCTTCCGGAACTTCGGAGAGACGGTCAGGAACGTGGTGGTCGACGTCGTGCAGAACATCGCGCAGATGATCCTTCAGTTCTACATCATGAGGGCGATCGTCGGCGCGTTCGGCGGCTTCTTCGATGGTCCTGTGGCATCGACTGCCCCCGGCGGAGGTCTTCCGGACTTCACCGGACCATCAACGCCGACTTTCGCGGCGAAGGGCGGCGTTTTCGGGTTCGCCCGGGGCGGGATCGCGTCGGGGGTTCTCGGCGGTCCGATGGCGTTTCCGTTCTCCCACAAGATCGGGGTCGCTGGGGAGGCCGGAGACGAGGTCGGGTTCGCGCCACTCCGGCGCATCGGCGGAGAACTCGGAGTCGCGGCGACGGGCGGTGACGTGACGGTTCAGGTCATCGACCAGCGCGGATCAGGAGCTCGTCCCGAGGTCTCGACGACACGAGGCGACGACGGGAAGAAGACGATCAGGATCCTCATTCGCGACGAGGTCCGTCGCGGGATCGGCGAGGGGGAGTTCGACAAGGTTCTCGGGGCGAACTTCGGTCTCGGAAGGAAGGGGACGAAGCGATGAGCGCCGATACGACTTGGCCCGCCGGTTTGACCAGGACTCCACGCGTCTCGTCGCTTTCGGAGGAGGCGCCCGACGTTCTCGTCCGATCGGAGGTCGACGTCGGTCCGCCGAAACTCCGGCGGAGATTCACGGGAGATCGGCGGAAGTTCACGGTTGAACTCGACCTCATGAGATCAGAGGTCGCGATCTTCGACGCGTGGTTCCTCAACAACTCGACCGGCGCGGGCGGCGGCTCTCGGTCCTTCGCGTGGAAGCACCCGCGACTCGGAACGGCGGCGGATTTTCGGTTCCTCTCGGTCCCGACCTACCGACCGAGGGCTCCTCGCGGCGATGGAACTGAGTGGTGGCTCGTCGCGTTCGATGTTGAGATGCTTCCAGGGACAGACTCGTCGATCCCAACTCCGGGCGGCGGTGCTGATCCGTACGGCGGCGGGAACTGGACGCTCTTCGCGATGATTCGCGGCGACAACGAGTCGTTGTCGCTTTCCGAAAATGAAGACAACGGCAGGGATGACGCGATCTTCTCCGGAGCCGTCTTCGAGGCGGATCCGGCCCCTCCAATTCTGCTCATGGAGATCGTGACGAAGAACTACGGGATCGAGTTCGATGACGGCGAGGACGACGAGGACGCGGTCGTCTCCGGTGCGCCATCGTCGTCGTCATCCGTGACGGTTCATGGGTCGTCGTCTACGATACCGATCAGCGGCGACTCGTGATCACACACATCTGCAATGGAGATCGACAATGGCAGGAACCCGAGGCACTCTGACGACATCTGCGGCAATCTCGACGGGGACGACGACGAAGACCATCCTCCAACACACCTCTCCGGCGTCGGTCGCCACAGTCGTCAAGAGGGCGTCTATCTCGTTCGACGGCAACTCCCCGACGGCGAACAAGATCCTCGTCCAACTCGTCAGGTCCGCGACTGGCGGCACCGGGACGTCGCGGAATCCGGTCAAGGTCAACGCCTCCGACTCGGAGACGATCCAGTCGACCGGAAGGGAGAACTTCTCGTCCGAACCATCAGGCGGTACGGTCGTCTTCGAGGAGCTCGTTCACCCGCAGGGCGGATACACCGCTCCGGAAGAGATCAAGGTGAAGGCTGGCGAGACGCTCGGCTTCGTCGTTCTCGCCCCGGCGGCCGTCAACTGCCGAGCGAGGTTCCTCTTCGAGGAATGAGCGCGGAGGGAATAGATGCCACGTTCCCTCTCTTCGGTCGCGAAGGAAGCGATCTTCGCGCAGCAGACGGCGGAGGTCTTCGTCGTCCTCTTGGACCTCGAACACCCGAACTTCGCGGGGACGATCCGCGTCTGCTCGAATGACCTCCCCGTTTCTTCGCGTGGGAACTTGTACGTCCCGTTCCCGTTCGATGTCATCCTCCCGGATGAATCGGATGATGCTGTTCCGAGGGTGACTCTCCGGATTGACAACGTCGACCGAAGGATCGTCTCCGAACTCCGCTCCGTCGTGACGAACGTCCCGGTGACAGTCAGGATGACAGTCGTCCTCGCGTCCTCCCCGGACACGATCGAGGTTGGTCCGATGGAGTTCTCCCTCCGAGACGTCGAGTACACGGCGACGACGGTCGAGGGCACGCTTCTCTACGAGGACGTTTTGAACGAGTCATTCCCGGCGGACTCGTTTACCCCATCAAGGTTCCCCGGTCTCTTTTAGGCGATGAGACGACTCCCTGCCAACCCCCCCGCGTGGGTCTCGAACTACCTTTCGATCCCCTTCCGGGAGAGGGGGCGGTCGACCGACGGCGTTGACTGCTGGGGTCTCGTTCGGCTGGTCTACGCGGAGCGGTTCGGGATCGCCCTGCCAGACCTTTCCGACCGCTATACGGCGTCGGACGACGGACACGTCATCCGGGACGTCCTGACTTCGGAAGCGGCCCCTGGTGGATCCTGGCGGCTCCGGGAGGGGTCTCCGAGGGAGGTCGGGGACGTCGGCGTCTTCCGGATCCGTGGATTGCCATCTCACGTCGGTGTTGCGGTCTCGGAGGGGCGGTTCCTTCACTCACTCAGGGGGGTTGGTGCGGCGGTCGAGGACTGGACGTCGCCGGTGTGGTCGAATCGGGTCGTCGGCTGGTACTCGTTTGCCGGCCCCGTCGAGGTCCGAACCCGGAGGTCGATCTTCGAGTCGGTTCCCGGGCGGATCGAGCTCCCGGAGGGCGGATCAATCGAGGACATGGTCAGAGCTGGCGGGATCGACCCGGAGACGCCGGGGATCCGAGTCTTCCTCGGCGAGCGCGAAGTTCCACGCGATTACTGGGGGAGAGTTCGACCGAAGGCGGGGCGTCGGGTCGTCGTCGGCGTCGTTCCCGAGGGTGGCGACGGGAAGACAATCGCCCGCGTCCTTCTGACCATCGCGGTCATCGTCGCGTCCGTCTACCTCGGCCCAGAGATCGCGTTGTCGCTCGGCTACAAGGCGACTGGGTCGGCGGCGGCGATCTCGACGGCGGTCGTGGGGCTCGTGGGCACGCTGGCGGTGAACTCCCTCATCCCTCCGCCGAAGCCTGAACTTTCCGGCGCTGGCGACGGTTCTTCGAGGATTTCACCGACGATCTCCGGAGGTCGAAACGAAATCAGACGCTACGCTCCGATCCCGGCGATCTTCGGCGTTCACAGAGTTGTCCCGCCCTATGGAGCGCTCCCGTACACGGAGATCATCGGGGACGACCAGTTCCTGCGATGTCTCTTCGTCGTCGGCTACGGCCCGCTCTCGATCGAGGATCTCAGGATCGGTGAAACGTCGATCGACGAGTTCGACGGCGTCGAGTACCAGATCAGAAACGGCATTGACGGAGAAGACGGGACGTCGATCTACCCGGGGACGGTGTTCGAGGACGCCCTCTCGATCACTGTGTCTCAGAGCGCCGGTTGGATTCTTCGGACGACCCGCGCCGATACCGAAGAGATTTCGATCGACTTCACGTTTCCACGGGGGCTCGCGGTTGTCGAGTCCGACGGGACGAGGTCCGAACGGGTCGTCGCGCTCGAAGTCGAGTACGCACCATCCGGGTCGGGGGCGTGGACGAAGATCAACGCGACATCGCCGACGAACGAGCGGACCCTCGACTACTTCTTCCGAACTCCGGAGTGCGCAAGGCTCTCTCGCGGGAAGAGGACTGGGGCGAGGATCGAGTGGTCAAACAACGGCGTCTTTCCCGAATCTCCGCCTGCGGAGGTCGTTGCGGCGATCGGCCAGTCCACGAAACTATCATGGGAGGCGACCGGGTACATCCGAGTCCCGGAGACTGGGGACTACATCTTCGCGATCGACGCCTGCGATGCGGCTGATCTTCAGATCAACGGGAAGACGGTCGCGTCCTTCTACGGCTCTCACCAGCGGACTGGCGCTCCGAACTACAACTCGAACCAATCGGCTGCGATCAGGCTCCGTCGAGGCGACCACTCGTTCAGGTTTCGCGTCGAGACGAGAGATGCTGCGTACATGGCGGCGGCGCTCGGTTGGAAGAAGCCCGGCGATTCGACGTTCTCCGCGATCCCGGCTGATCACTTCGTCTCTCGCAGCGCCGTCGCCTCGTGGAGGAACGACGTCACTCAGGGGTATATCTACCGCGTCTTCGATACGTCAGTGTTCGGCGGCTCGTCCATCATTGTCTCCGACAACCGGGTCGATGTCATCCGTCGAGGTCTCGGTTGGGCGGTTCCACGCGGGCAGTACGACGTCAGAGTCAGGCGGACGACGCCAGACTCTACTTCCGACCGGACGATCGACGAAGTCGCGTGGACGGCGCTGCGTTCGATCAACGGGGACGACCCGATCCGCGTCCCGAACCTGGCGAGGATCGCGCTCCGCATCAAGGCGACTGACCAACTGAACGGCGTGGTTGACACGCTCAACTGTCTCGCGTCGTCGCTCATACCGGACTACGACTCGTTTACCGGTGAGTGGGTCGTTCGCGAGACTCAGAACCCGGCGTCGTTCTACCGAGCGATCCTGCAGGGACCAGGCAACAAGAAGCCCATCCCGGACTCTCGGATCGCGCTCTCGGCGATCGAGGCGTGGCATGGCGCGAACGAGGCCAACGGGTTTGATGGGAACTTCGTCTTCGACTACGACGGTACTCTCTTCGAGCGGCTTCAACTCGTCGCGTCCCTCGGTCGCGCGACATTCGGGATCGAGGACGGGAAGTTCTCGGTCGTCAGGGACACCGCCCAGTCAACCCCGGTCCAGCATTTCACACCACGGAACTCCTCCGGATTCAAGGGGCGGAGGTCGTACCCGGACGTTCCGCACGCGATCCGCGTCCGATTCTTGAACGAAGAGAAGGACTTCCAGCAGGACGAGATGACCGTCTACGACGACGGGTTCGACGCGAACAACGCGACGAGGTTCGAGTCGATGGAGCTCTTCGGCGTGACGAAGCCGTCGCTCGCGTGGAGACACGGCCGATACTACATCGCGGTCGGTCGGCTTCGCCCGGAAACGTTCGAGCTCTCCGTCGACTTCGAGCACCTGGTCTGCCGTCGCGGAGACCTTGTCCTCGTCACCCACGACGTCCCCCTTCTCGGAACGGCAGCCGCTCGTATTCGTCAGGTCGTGAACGACGCATCGTCGCGCCCGGCGGTCGTCGAGATCGACTCTCCGGTCACGATGGAGGCGGGGAAGTTCTACGCGATGCGGGTCCGGAAGAAGGACGGGACGTTCGTCTCCGTCAACATCGCGACGAACCCCGGCGAACAGACGATCCTGTACCTCGACGCGCCGATCCCGGTCGGGCAACCGGCTCCCGAGGCTGGGGATCTCTTCGGATTCGGGGAGCGCGGCTACGAATCGCGGGAAATGGTCGTCAAGTCGATTCAGATGGGCGCTGATCTCTCGGCCACGCTCACCCTCGTCGATCACGCGCCTGCGATCCACACGGCGGACGCTGGGACAATCCCGCCTTTCGACTCCGGGATCGTCAACCCTCCAACGTGGGACGACGGCCCTGAGGATCCGATCATCGACCGCATCCGTTCTGACGACTTTGTCATGGTCAGGGGCGCTGACGGATCCCTCGTTCCAAGAATCGTCGTCTACCTACGCCGTCCGTCTGCGGCGAACCGACCGATCCCCGTCTCGATCCAGGGGCGGTTCCGAGAGGCTGGGACGGGCGTTCCCTACCGCTACGTCTCGAACGTCCCGGCGGAGGGGCTCTCAATCCCGTTCTTCCCGGTCGAGCAGGGCGTCGAGTACGAGCTCGCGGTCCGCTTTCGATCCGCGTCCGGTCGCGTCTCTCGATGGGTCTCCGCGACCGAAGAGGTCGTCGGACACGATCTCCCTCCGCCTGACGTCGTCTCGTTCTCGGTCGATCAGCTCTCCGACGGGACGAGACGGTACACATTCGACCTCGGGAACGAACCACCGGACGTCGTGGGCGTCCGGATCCGCTACGCGACTGGTGGGTCCGGCGCGTCGTGGGAGTCGATGGCGAACCTCGTTGATGGCGACGGCGTCATCGAGGGCGCGTCTCCGACCGACCTCGCGATCCCGGGCGCTGGGACTTGGCGATTCGCGATCAAGATGGTCGATCGGGGCGGACTCGAATCCGTGAACGCGGTCTTCTTCGAGAAGACCCTCGGCCCCGGACCTGGCCAGAACGTCGCGTGGATCGAGGACGCGAAGGCCCAGCGTTGGCCCGGTGCGAAGACGAACTGCTTCATCGACGCTCCCGACGGCGGTCTCGTTGCCGGATCTCAGAGGACGTGGGCGACTGTCAGGACTCCGTGGTCGCTCTGGCGCACCTGGAACGACGAGCCGTGGCCGACGATCGAGTACGAGCACACGACGACGGACGTCGGATTCCTCTTCGACTTCGAGCCGACCGTCGTCGTTGCTGTTGACGGGGACCAGGTCGCGACGGTCTTCTTCGACTACTCCGAGGACGGAGTCGTCTGGAACGGCTACGCGAACATCCGGTCCTTCGAGGGTCGGACTGTTCGTGGGCGGTACTTCCGGACGAAGATCTCCGTCCAGAACTCCGCGACACACCCGATCCCAGCGATCCGGGAGTTCGCGGTCGTCCTCCACGCTCCGACGGTCGTCGAGGTCATCGACAACCTCGACACGAACTCCCTCGGTCCTGCGAACCGAATCGGCCCAGGACACTTCTATGCGCCGATCTCGTCCGCGACATTCGCGACAATCCGGACGATCTCCGTCTCGTTCAACGGGACCGGATCAGGCTGGACGTGGGAGATCGTGAACAAGAACCTCTCCCCCGGCCCGGAGATCCGGATCTACAACACAAACGGCATCCCAACAGACGCTACGATCGACGTGACGGTCCGGGGCATCCGGAGCGCCGACGGATCAGCGACCTCGCCGCTCCCGGGAGAACTTCGCTTCAACGTCGGCAGGAACGCGGTCTTTGTCCCGTTCATCTAGAAGGGAGTCATCGAATGGCGATTACGGTACTCGACGGGAACGGTGTCGCGAGGACGTTCAAGACGACCCTCGACGGCTCCGACCATGTTACACACCAGAAGATTGACTCGGTCGCGGGAACGGTCTCGGCGGCCCAGTCCGGTTCGTGGAACGTCGCGATCACAGGCTCGGTTCTCAACGGATCGGGGCGCGTTATGACCGACTCCGCGCGGAACGGCGACGGCGTCTTCGTCTCGTCGTCGCTTCTCACCGTCAAGCGTGCTTGGGCGAGCCTGGCGGTCGGGACGGACACCGCGTTCGTCGCGGCGGTGGCGTCGAAGAAGATCCGCGTCATCGCGGTTGTCCTGACAGCCTCCGGACCGGCGACGATCGTCTTCAACTCGAAGCCTGCTGGCGCTGGTGTTGCGATCTCGCAGACGTTCAACATCGGGAACGGCGTCGGCGCTGGCATCCTCGTTCTCCCCACTGAGGTATGCGGATGGATGGAGACGGTCGCGGGAGAGGGATTGACCGCGACGGTTTCGACGAACAGTGTCTCGGCGCATATCCTCTACGTGGAGGTCTGATCTCATGACGTGGCCCGGTTCCCCGACGTTCTCGAAAACGAACCTCGATCAACCCTCGGACGACCCGTCGGCGGCGCGGGCGGACCTCTACAACCTCGCCACCGACGTCGAGAACGTCATCGCGGGACGAGGCCAGGCGTCGGGCGTTGCTCCCCTCGACGCTTCGTCCGAGGTTCCGAGGGCGAACCTTCCGTTCAAGACGCCGCTCCCCAAGATCGCCGCGTGGCAGACGGCAGGATCGTTCACATGGACGGTCCCGGCTGGGTGCTACCGGATCATTGTTGAGTGCTGGGGCGCGGGCGGCGGCGGCGGCTACGGAAACTCGACGACGCACCACGGCGGCGGCGGAGGCGCTGGCGGAGGGGCGATCAAGAGTTGGGACGTCACCCCGGGCGAGACGGTGAACATCGTCGTCGGCGGCGCAGGTCAGGGCGGGCTTGGACCGACCGACGCGAACGGATCGAACGGCGCGAACTCGACTGTCACGATCGGATCGACGTCGATCATCGGGTACGGCGGCCAGGGAGGCCAGGGCGGCGGCTCGCGGTTCGGCGGCGCTGGTGGGATTGCCAGCGGGGGCGACATCAACCTTGAAGGCGGAACGGCGATGTCGGGGATTGGATCGACGGGGATGGGGGGATTCGGCGGATCAAACTCGCGTTCCGGTCAGGCCCCCGGGCAGGGCGCTGGGTGGGGATTCGGCGGCGGCGGCTACGGCTCGGGGACGAACGGCCCGAACCCGGCGGCGTCGGGCAAGGCGGGCGGAGTCAT